CAAATCACTGATGACACTCAGGGTACTAGCCTCCTGTGAAATAAGAGGTTTCCTATCTCCCCTAGACAACCTTCTCTCCGCTACAGGGCGTAGTTCGTCTATCAGTTTCTTACGAGGCTCAAGGGTACGGACAGTCTCGATACTCAGCTTGCTCTGCATATTGGCCAATGCCATATCTTCGCTGTGCCGCTTGGCTGCACGAGACAGTGCTGCGTCTGCATCCATAGCGCTCTCTTGGATAGCACGGTCATTGACTGACTCGGGAGGGTTTGGGCGTCCAGTATCAGCGTTGTCAGGGTTTCCTGTTCTACGCATCTTCTTGAACCCAGCTACGCCCAAAGGGATAGCGCCGGAGATGATACCGCCACCTACGCCCGCTAAGGCCACTTCACGCCATCCTCGCTGTGTGCTGCCCTGCCCTACTACTGTTTCCACAGCAGCGCCCTCAGCAGCACCAACGGCGGCGGAAGCGGCAGTACGAGCAGCTAGGCCGGCACGACCGACAGCACCTAGGCCACCTGTGGCCACGTACAGCGGCAGGAGCGCAGGGTCTAGCATGCCTGCCAAGGTTGAGTACCCAATACCACGCCACCCTTCCTTTGCCATAGTCCTAGTCTGCTGACGATCCCGTTTAACTCCCTCCATCAGAGAGTCGAACTCATCCTCATTGCTGGCGCGGGCTACCAAGTCGTACTCACTTTGTGTGTACCCAGTGCCTAGTCTGTTGGCAAGTTCTTCGTCACTGAGATAGCCGCCGCTTTCAGGTTTGGAATACAGCCCAGATTCCCGGTCAATCTGCCTATCTAGGCTGGGCGCTAATTGCTCACGATCTTTAGCAATTTCGTAAAGCTCGCCAGCGCCTAGACGATCCTCTTGTTCTTTCTGAATCTCTCGGTTTATGTCGTCTTGTAGGCGAACCCTATCTGATCCGTATGAACGCCGAAAAGAACGGCTACTCTCATTTGCCATGATTGCCTCCTATTAATCTCTTAGTAAAGTTCCGAAAGGTACAACAGTTCCCGGTGCGCTGTTTGACCCTCCTAACGAATCGCTTGCGCTTCTAGCTCTGCTCAGCGCCTCAGCGTCTCCGTAGTTCTTGGCAACATCTGAAACCCTGATAGGCTTATCTGTGATTCTCTCACCCAAGGCATCATGGATATGAATTAAAGAACCATTGCCTGTCGTGGTGAACATAACTTTATCCAAGGAAATGTCTGCACCGTAGTTCGACTCAAGGGCTAGGTCGTCTCTGATGTCCTCAAATAGCTTCTCGAAAGCAGGTCGTATGTCTGCTGGGTTGAGTTGGTGCTGAGTACCGCCTTCAGAACGATAGGTAAGGTTAGGTAGTAGGCTCTCTTTGCTGGTGTTTACGAAAGTCTCACCAACCCTAGTTATGTTCTTATACGCAGACTTAGCTGCTATCTCCGCTGACTTGTCAGGGTCAGTAGAGCCAGATAAGAAAAGGTTGGTGAGTTCACCCCGTGTTGAGTTCTCAAGATGACTTATTAGCGCAGGAGACATATCTTCCCCGTCACCAAACGTCGAAGCCCAGAACCCGGCCTTAGACATCTCTCCTACCATAGTCACAGCTTCGTCCTGAACTTCATCTCTCTCTTCAGATGTTGCTGCCATGTTGCCATCTACTACAGTCCTAGCCCGCTGAAGGGCACCTTTATCTGCACCCTTTTCGCTTCTGAAGTCTTGGTAGGCACGGATGAACCCTGCTGTGCGGTCATTACTTGTGTACTTCCGTATGTCGTCCTCGTTCATACGTTCCATCATCATCGCAGTCTGTGCGTAAACCTCTGGAACACCCTCACCGCTCCAGTCTCCGAAGTCTTCACGGACTAGCGCATCTATGCTAAATCCGATACCCGGAACCCGGACGTTCTGCTCTCTGCCAAGCTCAAGCTTCTTATTCAAAACCCAACCTTGTCTCTCTGCGGGAGTGAAGCGACCTGACGCTTCGTACTGCTGGCCTAGTTTCTCAATATGCTCACTCTCTTTACCGATTATCATGTTCACATCTTCTTGACGTGCAACGTCTGTCCCCAGCGGCAATATCTCCCCTTCTCCTTTGCTGGCCTCCTGTCCATCTACCCAGTTTTGGTATACGGCGTTATCCCTATCCTCCGTAGAGTGCTGCCTAGCTGCTTGCTGCTTAAGAGAAGCTACGTTCTTAGCCGTTATTGATCCGGGGTACTTTTTGTTGAGGTTCTTAATCTCACCCATAGTAGAGTCCCAAGTAGAGGCACGGCTCTTCCACGCCTCCTGAATAGAGCCCCATTTGTCGCCTATCTCCGCTGCGTTAGCTCTTGTCTCGTACTGCTGCAAGTTAGCTTCTGCTTTAGATATGCGCGGGTCGGTCTTAGTCCACTTCTGCTTCTGTAGTGCCTTGAGCAGCCTGCCGTCACCCTCGGCTGCACTGAAGCTGGCTGCACTCACCAGTTTCTCTCGTATGTCCTGCGGGGTAGCACCGAGTCCCCGGGCTTCTTCGTACATCACACCGCCTTCGGCTACAGACTCTGCCAGCTCTTCTGTGCTTCCAGCAGCTTCTGTGAAGTTACTGATACTGGCTGTGACTGCGTTATCTCGCTCAAACTCGTTGTGCTTGTCCTTAGCTGCGCTGCGTACTTGGTAAACGCTAGATTGTGATTGTTGAATCTGGTTCCCAAGTGCCTTGCTCAATTGGGCATCAGGTCTGTACTGGTCGAACAAAGGAGCGTATGCCTCCCGTGTCATCTTCTCGAAATCCTCATCCGACATATCAGGATTTTCTCGAATCTTGGTGCTTATGTCTGAGTTGGTTTCAAGAATCTGGTCACGCATCTTGACTACTTGAAATGCACGGACACCTTCTTCAGTAGCATCTTTTGTAGGGTCGAGACCCTCAAAAGCCCGTTGCTGCTGAGTCACCTTATCAAGCTCTATCTTCTTCTTGTTCTCTTGGTCGTATATGCTTGCAGCCGTGCCAGAGAACTCCACCATAGCGCTAGCAATACGAGTGGCTGTGTCAGGCTGCGCTAGTGGTTCCTTACCACGCACGTAAGTATCTGTGGTTTGTGCAGAGGCAGCCCTGCGCTTGCGTTGGGGCATGGAATCCATACCCCGCCGGGAGATTCCTTTTCCTCTCTCTACTTGTGCCATTTAAACACCCCCTGTTTGGATCGAGTTATCCAGCCGCCACTGCGGGGCATGGTTGCTTGTGGGTTGCTATTACCTCCACCACCGAAGCTGCCTCCGGCTCCCGAGTAGGCACTTGCACCAGAGTTAGCTGCATTTAGGCCAATCTCGCCCCAGCTAGGCTTCTGAATCGTTCGATTATCAATCCTACTAGCTGTCTGGGTTCTTATACCCTCGGCTTGGTTCCTGAAACCCTGAAGCTCAATCTCTTGGTTGTTGAGGATAGTATTCATGTTTCGTCCTTGTTCACTTCGGACACCTTGAAGTAATGAATCAACACTGAGCCCCTGCGTGCCGGAGGCCGCTGCCATGAGATTGATACTGGATTTCCTGCGCATTGCCTCTGTCTGATTGTCCATGCCAGCGACTATGCTGCGCTCTCGCGCATCAGCCTCCGCCCCAGATAACTGGCTGTACTGACTCTGCATGGATTTCAAGGCTCGTTCGTTCTGCTGCTTCCTGTACGCGTTCTGCTGATCGGCCTTCTCTCTGGCTTGAATGCCAGAGTAGACTGAGCTAGCTACTGCGATCACAGCCATTGGTACAGCCATATTAAACCCTCCTTCCTCGTTGATTGAAACGGCCTCGCCATTCCATACCTCTAAGTTGAAAGGAATGTGGCTGTCTGTAATTAGCTTAAAAGTCACACGATCTGAATCTTGGCGGACAGGGAAACTAAACTGTCCGGGTCGTATAGGTGCGAAGCCTACTAGGTTGTTTGGTGCACCTAGATTACGTCCATTGAAAGAGTACTCACGGACAGAGCCCCACTCATTAGTGACCTCAACCTCTGTGATTCCTGTCTTGTCATAGTTTATATTGACGTCGTTAAGGATAAGCCTGTCAGTATCAATTACACGTCCATTTCTGTCCTTGATGAATGGCATAGTGGGCTCGTACTTCATAGTGTACGGAGTACCCACAATAACCTCGGCTGTTCCTTGAGACGGTTCAGCAATATCTTCCCGTAGCGTGACTGTGTGCCCAGACCTTTCGTACGACACTGTTACGCCACTATCTAGGCAGTCAGAACCCCGCACTACAATTATGCTATCCAGAGGGTATATCAGGTCAGGAAGGATGAAGCTCCAAGCTCCTTCGGAGTACGTAGCAGTATAGACCCCTCGTGCATCCAGCCTAACTGGGAATGTCATACCAACATCATCAGGATCACCCAATGCTATCCGCTCTAGGTACAAACTCCCTGAACGATCTATAAGCAAATAAAGAAGCTCGCTGTCGTACTTTATGTACCTAACATCCCCTGTCATCTCCCACTTGCTCCAAGAGGACTGGACTCTGTCCTGACCTTGCCAAAGGTAGTTGTACAAGTACAGGGTTCTCTTGTCGGTGGCCATGACAAGGAGCTGGTTCTTGTTGGTGCTGGCAGTCATCTGCACAGCCGTTCCCTCTATGTACTCATCCACGTGGTCAGTAATAGGGCGGGCTCTTTTGGTATCTGTGAAGCTGTCTGTGAAGAACTCACGTACACCTGTGTGCGCACCGTACTCGAATGCAAAGAAGATAACGTCACCGCTTGCAACAGGCTTGCATCCACGAATGTTCTCGAAGGAGCTTGCAGACTGCAAGGTGGCGTTCTCTTTTGTTACAGCCTCACTCCCAGAAAGAAGGAACTGTCCATTGGAGCTGAAGAATACAACATCACCATCCAGCACTGAAGAGTTATCAAGGATGTTCACCTCGTTGGTATCAGCGTATATGTCAATAGGATCACCATCTAGTTGAGCCCTCACTGTTTTCCTGAAGAAGTCAAAGAAGTAGTTACTTCGGCTAAGGATGACCGACTCACCCGCTGTGAAGTAAAGCCTGTTCTGGAAAGTACCAACGCTAGTTATGGGTTGCTCATCTTGGATGAAGGACGGCATGGGGTTTGAGTTGTTATCACCCACACCACGAGTGCTCCAAGGAGAGGGCTTTATCTTAAACACAGCCTCTCCCGATGAGAATCTATCCCGTATCAATGCGTGCGGAAGCGTAGTTTCATCAAACCCAAGAGACTGCCCGTACCCGTATGACTCTATCCAGTTTACGACATCACCGCCTGCATCCTCGGCTCTTAGATAATAGTCGTCATCAGTGGAACCACCTTTGCCCACAACCTTTACCACATAATCGTTAGGGGCGTAGAGCGGAAGGTCTGATACGCTCTTAACTGAACCTTGAATAGCTATAAGGTCTCGTCCGTCTGCGTCATCTCTGGTTACAACAGAGAAATCTGTACCATCGTCTTTCTCTAAGATGATTACATTTCCTCGATAGTATACACTGAATCCCGGCATGCCTTCTAGTCCGTTGGTTAAATTGTATGCTACTTTAGTAGTACCCACTGCGTATATATGCGCTGATTCACTCCCGTCGGGTGTTACGTACGAAACCTGCTCAACGCCATCCACAGTTATGACGTAATTCCTACCATAGTCTGCGAACTGCACGTTTATTATAGCCTTGCTGCTTCGGCCACTAGTCTTTACAGAGCTAGCCTTGGGTATGTATTTGTTATTAGCGATGAAAGTAAAGTCGCTTATGGTTGACAGGCTGAAGGTGCCAACAGGGTTGTCTACTTTAAGATAGCTATCATCAGAAACCTCATCCTCAACTAGCAGGTTGTTTCCCTCAATATCGAATACTCTGGGTAAGGAGTTAGGCGGAATGACCACTATGTACTTCTCAGAGATTCCTCTGTTATAGAAGTAGAAGAGAGAGTTCTCAGGGAATGAATCGCTCAGCTTAGCTACCTTATTTGTTCCCGGTCTTTTTACTAAGCCACTAACAACAGAGCTTACGGCGTTTATCTGCTCAGTGCATTGACCCGGAAGCCGTACCTTCGGGGGTTGTTGGGAGACACCTTGTATAGGGCGTTCCCATGAGCTAGTGGTCAGTGCCATATAAACCTCCTAGTATAAATTATTGTATCCGCCAACACGTCCTACTTGGGCGTTGACTCGGGCGTTGTCTCTAAGGTAGTTAGACCTTACTGTTCTTCTGTTCTCAAGTTCAAGGAGCCCAAAGGCACGCTGACTCTGCTGTCTGTTGATCTTATGCTGAACCTCTTCTCCTATTATGTCATCACTGAAGGTAGTCCGTGCATCCCAAGCTATGGCTGACCTTGCAGACACAGGTAAATCCTCGAAGCTGAGGAGCAGGAGGAGTGTGAAGTTCACATTCCCACCCTTGTCTGTCACCTCGTGCAAGTCAAAGGTGTGCCGGGACGTGTCGTAAACCTTAGTCCCTCGGACAGTCAGTCGATTACCGATGTCGTAAAAGTAACCTCTTGATTCAATGATGCTAAGTGTGTTATTGGGAAGATAAATAATACCTTCATCATCAGGTTCAAGGTTCCAGTCTCGTTCTTGGTTGAACCACCACCCTCGGCCACCGTTGTTTTGTATCTCAAGATTAGATCGCTGCAATACTGCCAATGCCATAGCTGCGTCGAGGTCTGGTGTATCTAGTGCTGCCACTGGCTCCCGACCAATACCAGAGAGGCAGAAGTTCACAGCGTCCAGTTTCGTATTTAGTAGTTCCATAATACCTCCGCAAAAAGCCCCGCCCCATAGGGCGAGGCTGGTCTCACTGGTGAACTATCAGGTGACAGTTCGAGTCTTCAGAATCTTGCGAGAAGCGCGAGCTTTGACATCCGCGTCTTCGGTGTTGCCTTCTGTATCGACTACAGAGACAGCCTCCCAAGCGGACGGGATTGCGCCCTCTGCTTGATAAGTATCAACGAACCAAGACTTAGAACGACGATCCCAAAAGATGTCGCCAGTCATGTCGATGGTCTTACCAGTAAGCAGTGCTTCCGGCTTAAAGATTACAGCCCGTGCGCTGGCCTGCGCTTCGCTAGCTGTGTATCGTGCGCCGTTAGTGCCATTGCTCAGGGTCTTGGTGCGAGAAATAACTTCACCGTTCACCAGCTTCGGAAAGCGGTTGGACGGGATTACCGGGAGGTTAAAGCTCTTGAGGGTGAAGCCAGAAACGGTATCACCTTGGAAGGTGTTGTAGTCTGCGTTAACAATGCGCTCGGCATCTCGCAGTACGTTGAACTCAACCCACGGCACAAGTACATAGACATCATCGAGGTCTACGCCGTCGCCACCGTCTTTACCAGTCAGCATGTTCTCTACTGCTAATTCGATAGCAGCTTGCAGCGCTTCAGGGTTTCCAGCCTGAGCTTCGCTGATGCTGATGTTGTAAGAGAAGCCGTGCCCGGTGACACGAGGATTAGTGCGTTCAGCTTTAGTGTTAGATTGCCCTGCGTAGATAAGCTGCTGGACTACCATCTCATCTTCGAGACGCGCCAGTTGCTTAGCTTGGTTGTTAGAGAGCTTGGAGTTGTAGCCTTCGATGTCGTTCTGAATGTCGTGGAACATAGCCACGGCATTACGGGAGATAACGGTGGTATCGACTACCAGCGCGTTCTTGTCCTGATCGGTGCTAGTTGCCTCTGGGTCTTGACCCGGAGATAGCACTTGCAGTTCAGTATCACCCATGAACTTCTCGGACACCATGTTGGTGCCAGTTACTTGCTGAACATCGAAGAACCGCAGAAGGTTCTCTTGCTTGATGTAAGACTCGTGTACCTTGCCGGTGAACTTCTCAATCAGCAATGTATCTACTTCCCCTGATGCGGAGACCGCCGGGTTAGTTACTACGTTGGTGCTAGACATTTACGTCCCTCCTATTTAGATTCTTCTATAGTGGGGTATTTCAAATACCCCGTTTGATTCCAGCTCGTCGGCGGTTGTCCAAGGCAGCTTGTGCCTTCTGTTTATCTTCACCTTTAAGCCCGCTGAATGTAGGGCTGGTCATCTCTTTGAGGTAGTCCTGAGAGTTTAGTGGGCTTCCTGCGCCTTCGCGTGAAGCCTCCCCAGTAATCAGGCTTGCACCTGAATCACCTTCGGAGTCACGGAACTGACTGTGCAGGGATTTGATAGCTAACTCTTGCATCCACTTGTCGCCACTTTGCATGGCTTTGTTGAATGACTCTACTTGGCTCTCTTCGAGAGTCTCAGCAGCCCAGTCCTGCATGGCTGTCCACTCTGCCTCTCCTCCAACGAGTTCGTCGCTCCATTCGGAGGCTTCTAAGTCAGCAGCTTCAGCAGCAGAGGCGGCTTCTTTCTGACTCTTCAAGGCTGAATC